TTAAAAAGAGTTTCTTCTGTTAAAAGGTCATCAGATGAAAATACTCCGTATATGCTATGAATACCATCATTAATAATATTAAATCTAGGGAAATTAAAATATGACTGAACTGATACCCACGATGTATTTGGTCTAAAGGTTATAAAGGTATCATCATTAGGATCTTGAATGGCCTGATTATCATCATATAATTCTTGTAGTGTTTTTGTTTCCGTGCTAATTTCTGGTAAAGAGTAGTTTGGTGTTGTAATTGATGTTTCTGTTGTTACAAGATTATCAAACGTACCCTGATCCCATCTGGCAAAATCTGGGTAATTATAATTAGCAGTATAGTCTGCAAATGGATAATCTATAAAAGCCTGTGTTCCTCCATAAGCAGAGTTGATTGCTTCTGGAGACAAAACTCCTTGTCCATAAACCCAACGACGCTTTGCAACACTTACTGCAACTGAATACGGATAGATTGCAATACAGTCTAATTCAATTGGGCTTACCTCTTCATATGCATAAAATCCTAGCCAGTCCTGATCATCTCCACTATTATTAAGAATGTCTGGCAAATCTAAAGTATCTGTATTAATATTTAAGGAAATAACTTCTTCTCCATTTATTAATACTGTTGCATTATTTCTAATGATACGAACATGCACTAGCATTGGTCTAAACCACTCACCAACGAAGTGAGAAGCAAATGTATTTCCAATTACTAAAGTTAAAAAACCACCCTCAATATAAAGACCATCTGTTGATGATATTGGACCAAAAATTCTTTTAGGAGCAAAAGTGTTTGAATTTACTCTCATCCAAAACTCAACAGTATATTCTTTAAATTGTCCTGCTTTATTTAAAAACCCTTTTCCAGGAATAATTAAAGATGGCTCTCCACCATTTTCTCTTAGCCTTGTAATATTTGATGCTCCATAAACCATTGGCAACGCAGTATTACGAGCCTTAAGATTATTGCTTGAAACTAAATAGTATCCCACATCCCCACCTAGACCATATGGGTCAGCAGGTATACACTCTAAAGTTGTTAGTGGAATATTTGATGGTAATGAAATTGGAGTGACTCCAAGAGATGTTGTATTAAAATCTTCAGACCATTGTCCAAGCGTTATTCCATTAGTATAAAATACATAATCTGATGTTGATCCGCCTTGATCATATGTAAACTCTAATACAATTCTTAAATCTGTATCTTCATCTGGAATATCAAATGTGCCAGAAACAAAGCCCCATGCTTCAAAAATATTAGTATCAAATGTTTTTACTCTTTGTATGATTTGAGATGATGTTGTATCTGTATATTGATACCCGATTGATACTGAAGTTAAATATGCGCTTTGAGAATAAAAATATGCGCCAATACAAAATGTTTTAAGGGTCTGGTCTAAATCTGTAAAATTAACAATATTAGGACTTACGCATAGTACACTGCCAGAACTTACTGCAGGAACATCTCCATCTATCTCAGTTGTTACGCTATCTGGAAATGGCTCATTTACGACTGAAGAAGTTGTTGCTGTTCCATCTGTGATTGTCCAAAGACTAACATTTCTATCTGTTTCATCAACAAGGCTAATATAATCAGCACTGTCATCTAATGCCCACATGATGGTGGGATGTTCCGCAAAGATTTTTTCTGCGTATAAATTAGATGGGGTAGTCATTAATATCTCCTACCCCAATTATAGCAGTTAGGATATTTTAATCATACATGTATCTGTAGTACAGTATGCTTCGCCTTCAGCCTCTAAATTGTCTACCCCGTCATAAATGGCAGACCAATTAATCTTCTTTATCTCACCAACATAGGCGTTATATTCGTCTTTTGTAATTTGAGTGTATGGTTGCTGTGGGTATGTTTTATTACCCATAGGCAAAAATGACACAGCCTTGAGTTGACCCTCATACATATGAAGTGCTGGAGCAACATGCTCTGTCTCTTTGTCCTTGTCAAATGAAAGGGTAACAGAAACACCATTGTCTGACCAATACTTTTGAGTTGTAGCAGCAAGACCAATCTTCTCAAATAAAGTGACATCTTTTTCAGATCTAGCATGTCCAGAATGAACAGGGAAATATACAACAGTTGTATTTTGTGATACAAGATCTGCTTCCATTTTATACCCTGCTGCTTTAAACAAACTAATCATTGGATCTTGGTTACCAAATCGGATTGCACGAAGAAAGAAGTTTCCTCCTGGTCCCCAGTGAACTCCTGGAGTTGCACCAGATAGAAGTGATACCGAGCCTGAAGGCTTTACTGTTGTTACACGAATTGATTCACGAACACATAGCCATTCAGAATATGAATGATCATATTTACGAATTGTTTTATATCCTTCGTCCATCCACTCACGAACTGTTGGCAAGCCATTTTGATCTGCAAATGATGCAATACCAGTTAATGATGTTCCGATTCGACGATTGCGTTGCATAATACCATTTGTAATCTGCCAATGTGTAGGAACAAGTGTAACTGTTTTGCCGTAGAGATAAGCAAACTTCAAAGTACGCAAGAAATCTTCTTTTGATTCGTGACGATTTAGATGAACCTCAACAAGAGTACAAAGTTCATAGGATTCTAATGGTTGTTCTGCACATGGATTAAATCCCATAACACGATAGTCTTTTCCATCTGCTGGATCTGCAAGACGACCATAGTTACGAGCAACATCAAGCCAAATAAATCCTGGCTCTCCATTATTTGCAATTAAATCAACAGAGTCTTCATATTTTGTTCCCACCTTAGCAGCAATAGAGTTATTGCTCATCCATGCCCAACCAGGATTTTCTGGATCAAATGAATTTCTGTCAGGAAATACTTCTGAATTCTTTAGATTAATAAAGTCTTTATCTTCTGGCAAACCCAAGGCAAGTGTTGCAGAACGACGAACGTTACCAGCAACAACGCAGGTACCAATAAGATTTACAACATCTACAATTGCACGAGAGTCAAGAGTTTCTCCTGCTCTATCTCCAATAACTTTACGAATTGTTTCATGCAATTTAATAAGTGGTGCTGGACCTGAAGCGGTACCACCAAATCCCTTAATAGGAGCACCAAGTGGTCTAATCTTAGAATAATCAAAATTAATCTTAGCCTGTCCTGGCTTTAGGTATGAATTAAGAAGAAGTCTTACAGACTCTACCCATCCTTCTCTTGTATCAGGAATTTCATATGTTATTTCTTCTTTGGTATTGGGATATATTTCCATACCCTTTTCTTGGCCAAGGGTGTCAAATCCTACCCCTACCCCAAGCATCAAGGCATCCATAACCCAGCCAAAAAGGGCACCTGGATCGTTTCTATCAATGTCCCTAGTAGATACCATGGCGCAGTTCTGCAAGGCTGCCGAATTGCGTCTCTCCATCGTCATAGGGGTACCAAAAGCCCATAGCCCACGTCCTGGTGGAGTCCATTTCAAATTAAACATTCTGTCATATGCTTCTTGGGCTGATTTCTGTGCTTTATTGTCATTCCAAGGTAAACGGTTTTCTTTAGCATGGTTCTTTTGAACAGAATACATTCCTTCAATTACCCTCTTGCAAACCTCATGCCAGCGTTCCTTTGTGCCATCTTCCTTGACTCTGGAGTATGTACGGATAAAGGTAATCTCACCTAAAGAGTTGCCACCTGCATCGGTAAAGCCAAAAGGAGCCTCAATATCCTTATATTTATTAACAAATTCTTCCAAAAGCCTAAAAGAAAATACATCTGACATTTAATTTACGAACCTCTCACTAAAAATAATATTAGAACTTTACAAATCGTAAAGTACTCCCAAGTATAGCACAAAGTTTTATTTAAAAACAAATTGATTTATAACGATTTTATAAACTTTAACTATCAAGTTAAGGTTGAGTACTTTTAATTTTACAAAGTACTATTGTTATTTACTTAAGCAGACTTTCCATTCTTCAAATCTCCCCATGTTAGAGAGGCTGGAATGAATCCTTGTAATGCTATTGTACCTGTAGCATCAGGAAGTGTGATTGTTCTGTCTGCTGTTGGATTTGTAACTGTTAGAGTAGTTTCAAACTCATCTGCAGAAGAACCTTCAAAAACAATGCTTGAGTCATTAAGTGTAAGGCCAGTAATTATTGGGCTAGTTAAAGTCTTATTAGTAAATGTTTCAGATCCTGCAAGGGTAGCAAAATCAGCATCTGTAAGAGCGGTATTAAACTGAGCAATAGTTCCTGAAATAGTGTTGTTTCCAAGAGCAATTGTTTTATTTGTTAGTGTTTGTGCAGTACTAACATCAACCGTTGTTCCAGTATTAATACTAAAAGTATTACCTGTTAAAGTTAGTCCAGTACCAGCCAAATATGTGCCAGCACCTGAGAACTGAGTAAATACGATAGGGTCTGTTCCTAGAGTGGTAACTGTTTGAGTCTGAACCCATCCAGTATTGTCATTTACTGTACCACCAGAAACGAATACGAAATCGCCTGGATCAATTTCTGCTGCTGTGTTATAGTCTGCTGCACGAGCAAGATCTCCATTAATTACAACATAAATACCGTTTTCTGATGTTGTGCTCTGATTCTTAAGAAGAACACGATCATTGATAGAAAGTGAAACGCCGTCCAACGTTGCTGGAGCAGTTGGCAAAGCAATATTGCTAGTTGAAGCAGCAACTACAGAAGCATGAACATGCAATCCTTCTGCCACTCCATCAACATAAGCCTTTGTAGCAGCATCTGATGCATTTGTAGGGGTACCAAGACCAGTTACTTTATAAGTTGCTGCTGACAAGTCTGCAGAAAGTGCTGTTCCAGAACCTAGAGTTTTATTGGTAAGTGTTTGAGAACTAGATGTTGTAGCAATTGTAGAATCAACGGCAATTGTTACTGCAGCAGATCCATCATAAGAAGTACCTGAAAGACCTGTGCTGATTGTCAAAGCATTTGGATTTACGGCGGTAACAGTAGCAGATCCACCTAGTGAAATTGAACTACCATTTACTGTAATTGAAGAATTAGTTAGTGATGTATTAGCAAGGTTTGTTATTGTATTGCTAGTACCTGAAATTGATTTATTGCTTAATGTTTCAGAGCCAGAAATGGTTGCAAAATCTGCATCCGTAAGTGCTGAGTTGAACTCTGCTAGTGTTCCAGAAACAGTATTTGAACCAAGAGCAATTGTTTTATTAGTAAAGGTAAGGGTATTATTTGTGGTAGCAACGACTGTGGTATCAACATTAAGAGTTACGGTACCACTTGTACCTCCTCCTGTTAAACCTGTGCCCGCTGTAACTCCTTCAATATCTCCAGCAATAGAGATACTTCCACCAAGAGCAACTGGTGTACCATTAATAGTAATTCCAGAATTAGAAAGTTTATCATTAGCAATAGAGCCAGCAAGCATAGCATTTGTGACTGTTCCAGTATCTCCACTAGTAATCATATTTCCAGTGACATTTGGAACTGTAATTGTTGCATCTTGTGTAGGTTCTACTACAGTAATTGTGGTTTGATAAGAATTTGTTGTTGCACCCTCAAAAATTACAGAAGATGCAGTTAAAACATTTTTATTAGAATCTAATTCAGCAACACCGTTTACTGCGCCTTTTTCTGTAAGTTCAATATAGTTACCAAGACTTGTAGTAAGTTCAGCATCTGTAACCATATAGTCAAGAGATGACCAGGCTGTAGAACCGTCACCAATTTTGATTTGACCTAGGGTAGTATTGTATCCAATTTCACCTTCATTAAGAATTGGGTCTGCGGTATTCCAGTCAGAGGTGGAACCTCTACGCATTTGAATTCTAACGGCCACAATAAACCTCCAAGTTAACTTCCATTATACCAAAATTTGTCATGCTGCTGAACCTCCATCAATTACTGATGTAAATGATGTTGTTGCTGGTGTACCGCCATCAAGCGAGGTTCCAAGCCATGGTCCTACTGGGCCATTTCCTTGATACTGATAAACATCTTCTACAAAGCCATCTGTATTATGTGTGTGATCTGTTACTCCAGAAGTATCGTCATAATTTGCAAGGGCATACCATGTGCTGCTGTAATAATAATAAATACGATTTGTATTCGTATCTAGATGCATTGCACCATTTGATGGGCTTACAGGAAATGAAGATCCTACAGTAATTACAGAGCCAGTGAAGGCTGTTGTTTGAACTGAATTATCTGGGAATGTAACTCCAGTGGCGACCTTAAGGCCTTGTTTTACTACAAAGTCTCTATCGGTTGTTGCCACTGAAGTTCACTGTCCCTTCGTGGTTCACATTACGCTTCGATTAGCGTTCTGTGCACCTTTACTGTTGTACCATTTGTTGATGTTACGAGTAGACGAACATCTGATCCTGAGTAATCTGCATCGATTGTACCAATCTGTGCATTGCTCTGAACATCAGCATACTCAGTGATATATACATTGTTATTTCCATCGACTGTTACTAGAGCCTCAAGAACCTCAATGTCATTTCCATTACGCATTTGAACTACATACTTAGCAGACTTAAATGTTGCTGCTGCCCATGAATCTACTACAGTTGCGCTAGTTGTCGTAACGCTTGTTGTAGCAGTACCCATAAGAGCATCTGTAAGTGTTACATATCCAACACCAATGCTTGCAAATGCTGGGCTAGATGTTGTAGCAATGCTCTGTGGTAGAGATAGTGTTACTGCACCAGTAGAAGCGGTTGCTGAGATTTGATCTGCTGTTCCCGTGATGCTGGTTACACCTGCGTTTGTAATTGTTAGAACATTGTTTGTTGTTGCATAAGATGCTGTAATTCCAGTACCGCCAGTTACTGCGTTACCAAAGTTATCTACAGCAGTTTCAATATCTGATGTAAAGGCTAGTGTGCCTGTTCCATCCTGAAGAGTAATTGTACGATCTGCTGTTGGATTTACAACTGAAAGTGTTGTTTCAAAGTCATCCGCAGAAGATCCTTCAAACACGATGCTTGAGTCATTTAACTTAAGTCCAGTTACTGTTGGTGTAGTAATTGATGGACTTGTAAGAGTCTTGTTTGTTAATGTCTGCGCTGTATTAAGATCTACTGTAACTCCAGTATTAATGCTGAATGTATTGCCAGTTAGAGTTAATCCATTACCAGCAAGATAAGTACCAGCACCAGAGAACTGTTCGAATGTAATTGGGTCTGTTCCCAATGTTGTTACTACTGCTGTTTGTACCCAGCCAGTATTATCGTAATTAGTACCACCAGTTACGAAGAAAAAGTCACCTGGATCAATTTCTGACGCTGTGTTATAGTCGCTTGCACGAACTGCAACACCAGACGTTGAAGCAATATAGATACCGTTTTCTGATGTTGTGCTCTGATTCTTAACAAGAACACGGTCACCAGCAACAAGAGTTACGCCGTCAATTACATCTCCAGCCTCAAGGCCAGTTGATAGATCAACATTTGCAGTTGTTGCTGCTACTACAGAAGCATGAACATGTAGTCCCTCTGCAACGGCATCAACATATTGCTTAGTTGCCGCTTCAAGAGCACTCTGTGGATCTGCATTAAGTGTTACAGTTCCTGGGAATACTACTGCGCTTGGAAGAGATAAAGTAATGTCACCAGTAGTTGAACTTACTGCAATCTGGCTTGATGTTCCACTAACGCTAGAAACACCAGCAGTGATATTAATTGATCCACCAAGAGCGGTTGCAGTTCCATTAATTGTAATGCTTGAATTTTGAAGCATTGCATTTGTAACAGTTCCAGAATCACCTGTTGTAATTACTGTACCAGTTACATCTGGAAGAGTGATTGTTCTATCTGCAGTAGGATTTGTGACTGTAAGAGTGGTCTCGTTTGCGTCTGCGGAAGATCCTTCAAACACAATGCTTGAGTCAGAAAGAGCCAGTCCTGAAACTACTGGAGATGTAAGAGTCTTATTTGTAAGTGTTTGTGTTCCAGATGTTGTTGCTACTGTTGAGTCAATTGCTACTGTTACCGCTGAAGATCCATCATAAGATGTTCCTGAAAGGCCAGTGCCAATTGTAAGAGCATTTGGATTTACTGCAGTAATTGTCTGGCTTCCACCAAGAGAAATTGATGCACCATTTACTGTTATTGAAGAGTTTGAAAGTTTATCGTTTGCAATTGAACCTGCAAGCATTGTATTTGTTACAGAACCAGTATCGCCAGTCGTAACGACAGTTCCAGTAACTGCTGGGAATGTAATTGTTCCGCTTGCAGTGCTTTGTGCCAAAAGTTGTGTGTGTCCAGTTGTTGAACCATTTAGGTTAAGACCAGAGTTAACAAATAGGCTAGAAATTGTTGGGGTATTATTAAGAATAACTGTACTTCCAGAACCAGAATATGAATTAATTGTATTATTCTGAATTTGGAATGTGTTTCCTGTATCACCTGTATCAAAAGTTTTGTTTGTAAATGTATCTGTTGTAGCCTTACCTACAAGAGTATCTGTTGCATTTGGAAGAGTTACTGTAACATCTTGTGTTGGTTCTGGTGCAAGAAGTGTTAACTCAAAATCATCTGGTGTATTTCCTTCAAAGATGATTCTATCTGCAAATGTTGGGGTTGTTGATACTGTAGCAGTAATTTTTCCTGATGTATCATTGTAACTAAATGAAATTCCGCTTTGAGCGCCATCAAACATGGCCGCCGTAGTGTCTTGCAAGAATTCTGTGCTCGCTTCTGTAAGAACATTAGAGCCATTAACAGTAGCAGATGATCCTTCTACTACCAGGCCGTTCTTGATGCGAAAGGCTTTGTCGACTGTTGCCATTCTTTATCTCCTTGTGGGTCTATGCCTTCAAACCAGTGCGGTAATACCGTATGGTCATCGGCGTTAGTGTTGGTGTCACCGTCATGCTAATTGTACCAGAATTTAAACTAGCAGTTATATTTCCTACATTATTTCCAGTGTTTGCTACTGAGGCAAATTCTGTAATATTTTGATTGGTACCATCAAAAACTAAGTTTATTTCAGTGCTTCTATAAGCACTTCCTGAAGCATTAGATAATTGGATAAGGTATTTAACTGTTCTCCAGGTAGATGTGTCTATTGTGTCAAATACCGTCGCTGATTCAATACCGTTGATTGTTACTGAGTTGTTTCCATCTCCACCAAGTGAGTCTGCACGATATGAAGTAGTATCAATAAGATCTGAATAGTCTTGGCCAGTAGGTCTATCGCCTGTTTCAAATTTTGCTTTTAACTGATTAATTGGTAGGATGGCCATATTGTGATTATATCATAAAATGTAGTTATTGACACCAATGATAGCAATGCCAATTGGGGGTACATTTTGTGGACTATAGTTAGGAACTGTAATATTTGTTACCCTAATATAAAAGGGTAGGTCAGAAATGACGGTTGCTTTTCTAGACCTACAAGTTTGAACTACCTCAATGACTCTCTTACTGTCAGTGGGTATGACAGTTGCTGTAGCCATTAGTCTGTAATATCCTCAATCATTTTTACAGTACCCTGCAGAACTGTCCAAACGATGGTATTTGATGTTGCTGACATTTGAATATCAAATTCATCACCTGTTTCAAGAAGTTCTGTCTCATCATATTCTAGATAGACTGTGAATTCTCCTGGACCGTCGTCTTCATCTGCTTCTGGTGTAACTGTTAAAACAACGCTAGTTGTAGATGGACGATAAAAATCCATTTCAATTGTCCAGTCGTTTATGACTAATGGATCGCCTGCATCGTCTTGAACATACATTTTGAAAGAAGCAGTATCACCTCTTACAATTGTCCAAACAGATTGTGGTGGTTCAGAACCAATAGCGATTGGTGATTGATTTCTATAAGTTGCCATTATGATAATCCTGCTTTCATTGATCCCCAGGTACCGTTGCCTTTAACTGCTCCAACAATTAATATTCCAGTTACATCTGCATATGCAACAGTTGCTACTGCACCAGAACCTGAAGATGGTTGTATGTCAGTAAGTCCGCCACCAGAATCGGTATATAAAATTGTACTTGAAGTAAATGCAGAAGTATCAATATCACTAAATACTCCAGATATAACAATTACTCCACTAGATCCATCTGCAATTGCTGTTTGTGCTAATCCTGCTACAGGAAAAGTGTTAATATTATCTGCATCACATCTAGAGACTTCTGGTTTATTTTCTACAGAATCATATCCACTTAAATAAACAGGATCACCTTTTTGAATATTTGTTCCACTATTATTTGAAATTTCAAGGGTATGTAAAGGAAGTCCAATAGAAGGTAAAACATTTTCTATCTGCTCTGCTAATGACTGTATATCTCCAGATACATTAACAGGATCAGATAATACTGGATAAGGTAAATCATAAATGGGTGTTGAGCCAGATGCCATAGTTATTATATTATAGCACTTACAAAGTTGTACTGATGAGTAGTTTTGTGTTATACTAGTGCTATAGCACTGTTATGGTGCTATATGCATTTTAGGAGGAAAAACTTGATCAATAATAAAATGCTGGTAGGGGTAATTGGTGGTACGTTTCTGTTGGTGTCTATTTTAGGCGCTATACCGTCTCATGCAACCAAAAATAATTTATCAAAACAGGGAGTAGTTTCTCTTGCCACCCCAGAGGTGGCTTTTCTGCTTTCTGAGGATAAAAATAAAAAAATACTTACTAAGTATGAAAATGCTCATAGTTTAACTGACAGCCAGTTGGTTGAATTACTTAAGGCAGTAGGGTTCAAAGGAAAGGCTTTAAGAACCGCTTGGGCGGTTGCTAAGGCTGAATCTAATGGTCGCCCGTTTGCATTTAACGGAAACACCAAGACTGGAGACTCCTCATATGGAATCTTTCAGATTAACATGCTTGGCACACTTGGTCCAGACAGACGAGATAAGTTTGATCTAGATTTAAATGCTGAGTTATTTAGCCCAGTTACAAACGCTGAAATTGTCTATTATATGACAAAAGGCGGGGAAGACTGGAGTTCATGGTCATCTTATAATAAAGGTGCTATAAACAAATGGCTAGATAAATTTCCTAATCAATAATTAGGGAAATAAAAATACCCCCAGATTTTTGTCTGGGGGTTATTTTTTTGTTTAAAATTATGATGCTGGGTATCTTATAATTACTATACCTGAGCCACCTGAACCACCACTACTATTAGTATTTCCTCCAGTAGTAGAACCTGCTCCACCACCAGAACCAGTGTTTACAGTTGCGTCAGAACCATTTACTGTTCCACTGCTAGAGCCTGCACCACCACCACCAGAACCTCCAGAACCTGGTTGTGAGTACACTGTATCATTTTGGAATCTAGCGCCACCACCACCGCCACCACCTGCACGAGTAACAGAAGTTCCAGTAATTGAAGAGGCAACACCAGCGCCACCAGCACCACCGTTTATACCACCAGATACTCCAGAAGATACGGTTGCGCTAACACCAACGGCTCCTGCGCCACCACCGCCGCCACCGCCACCATTGCCACTATAAGCATTACCTCCATCATAACCTTGATTAGCAGTTCCAGATACACCGCTTCCTCCAGAAGACGCTCCTCCTCCAGAACCTCCAGTTTGATTTACACTGTTGTTACCCTGTCCACGACCGCCACCAATTGAAGTAATAGTTGAAAACACACTATTACTTCCACTAGTATTGTTTCCACCACCAGCGCCAACAGTTACTGTATACGCTTGAGCAGATAGAGAAAGTTTGGATTCTGCAGATGCACCTCCTCCTGAAGTTCCAGCGGAAGTTCTATAACCTCCAGCACCGCCACCACCAGCACCGTTATTTACACCACTACCGCCGCCACCTCCACCAGCAACTACAAGAAAGTCAACATTACTAAGTGCCTGGGTAGGAGTAAAAGTTCCTGAAGATGTAAAGGTATGTATAAAATATGTTCCATCATAAGTAACATTTCCACCTGTTGCTTTTGCTGCAGTAGCAGCAGATGTAACTCCATACAAGGTTGCAGTTGAGTATTGGGCAACATCGCCTGTATCTGTTGTAATTGTTATTTGATTGATAGCAGATGTGTTAGACCATAAACCAGCAACAAGACGACTAAAAGCGCCTGTTGCGTTATTCTCTGATACAGAATCAGAACTAACGCTTTTGAAATTAGAACTTGTGTAATTGGGAATATAGATACTTGCATTGCCAAAAGTATTTGCGGTATCTGATGGCTGGCAAGCAATAAATTGCAGAACGCTAGTCGTTCCACTCACAGCGCTAGAGCCATTTCCTTGAAGGTATCTTTCGCTTCTGTTAGAGGTTGTATTGTTAAACTTAATAAACGCAACCGCTGAAGCGCTTGTTTCTTCTCTAATAGATACTAAAAGATAAAGGTCAGTATAAGTCTGCGGAATGTTAATAAATTCAATACTAGCCGCCCCACCCGCTCCTACTGTGACGGTTTGGATTGCTTTCATATTTGGATTAAGTGCCATTAGACTGCATACCTCACAATTACTACACCTGAACCACCATTGCCACCAAGACCAACAGTAACAGTAGAAGATCCTCCACCGCCACCGCCTCCTCCGCCAGTATTAGCAGTTCCTACACCAGCAGTTGAGTTATAATTATTTGCACCAGCACCACCGCCACCAAGTCCACCAGAAGCACCTGTGCCTCCTCCACCACCAGAAGCATATGTTCCGCCACCTCCACCAGCAACATAATAGTTTCCGCTAGATAATTGACCTATCTTTGTGGCATTTGTAATAGCATTATATGTTCCAATACCGCCAGCACCAGCATTGCTACTATTGCCGTCATTTCCAGCACCGCCAGCACCTCCACCACCACCGCAACCAGTTCCATTTCCACCACTTGTGCATCTTCCACCAGCATAGCCTTCTACAGGTGAGTATCCGCCTTCATTTCCAGGAGTAACAGCAGCAGTTCTATCTCTACCATGACCACCTGCAGAACCACCAGTGCCTCCAGAATTTAAATAACCTCCAC